ATGAACAAAACAACGTTCTTCGCGTATGCGAGGCGCGCGCCTTTTGGCGGGCGCTTGAGCCAGGCGCAGGTCGACGGCACGTCGGCAATTCTGGCCGAAGCAGAGCGCCGAGGCTTGCCGGATGAGCAAGCGGCCTACGTGCTCGCGACAGCATTCCACGAGACCGGCGGCAAGATGCAGCCGATCGAGGAAAACCTTACCTATACCAGTGCTGCTCGCATCAGGCAGGTCTGGCCGTCGCGGTTCGCTTCTGTTGCTGCCGCCCAGCCTTTTGTGCGCAATCCGCGGGCCTTGGCCAACAAGGTTTATGGTGGGCGCATGGGTAATACCGGTGCGAACGACGGCTGGCGGTTCCGCGGACGCGGCTTGGTGCAGATCACCGGGCGAGACAATTACAAGAAATACGGCCTTGGCGATAACCCCGACGCCGCGCTGGAGATGGCGACGGCTATCCGCATCCTTTTCGACGGGATGATCAACGGAAAGTTCACTAGCAAGAGGCTGGCCGACTACTTCGGCGCAGGTAACGCTAACCCAGAAGGCGCCCGCGCCATCGTCAACGGCAGCGACAAGGCCAGCTTGATTGCCGGTTATTATCGCAACTTCCTCGACAGTTTGACCGCGGCCCGCGAGATGAAGCCCGCCGTTGCCGAAGACGCCAAGCCCGACGACGTGCCTCTGCTGCAGGACAAGACCGTCCAGACGATCGTTGCCGGAACTGGCGGCACGCTAGTGACAGGCCTTATCGGCGCGGTCAGCAATCCATGGGCCTTTGCGACGGTCGCGCTCCTGCTAGTCGCAGCAGGCGCAGGCTTCTGGCTCTGGAAGAGCGGCAGGCTTGAGCTGAAAAGGGTGGCGGTGTGAGCAAGATAACGGTGGTGATCGAATACGACGCTGATGCTGAAACTGCGGTCGTTCAATACGTCGGCAAGACGCAGGAATGGCGCAGCGCCAAGCTGACTTTCGCCCAAGGAATTACCGAGACGCGCGATGGCTATCTGATCCGCCGCGAACGCGACGGCAGCGCGTCCATCATGTTGACAGGGGTTACGACATGACCTGGCTGGCCACAATTAAAGCACGCCTTGCAGGCTGGGCCGTGGCTATCGCTGCGGCCCTTGCGATTCTGGCGGGCGCTTACCTCAAAGGCAGGGGGGACAACTCGTCTGCTGCCACCGCTGACCGGCTGAGGGCCGCCAACAAAGCAAGGAAGATCGAAGATGAAACCAGCAAGCTTGGCGGCGGCGATGTTGACGCTGCTCTGTCTCGGTGGATGCGTGACGGCCGGTAGCTATTGCGATGTCGCGCGGCCCGTCCGCCCGAGCGTCGAGGACAGCCTGACCGATGGCACAAAGCGCCAGATCCTGGCCGAGAACACCAAACTGGAAAAACTGTGCGGGGTGCGACCGTGAAGGCGCAGCTGTGGCTGGCCTGCCTATGGCTGGGTGTGGCAGCAAGGGGGATTATCGGATGACCGGCGCTGAAATCATGGCCGTTGTCGGCTTTATCGTAATGCTGATGGGTTTTCTGTTCGGCCTCTGGAAGTATGTCGAAAGCCAGATCGCGAAAGCTGAGACGCGAAACGCGGCAAAAGCTGATGCTGCAACGGCTCTTGCCAGCCTGACGCGGCAGGAGCTTTCCGACTACAAGCTGCGCGCGGCTGAGACGTTCGCCACCAAGGCGGGCATGCAGGAACAGACGTCGCAGATCATGCGAGCCATCGAAAGTGTGGCGCACCGTATCGACGGGCTCACCGAGCGGATTGATAATCTGATGCAGCCAAAATCGATGAGAAGTAGAACTTAATTCCTGAAGAGTTGGAACCAAAGATACCACAGACGCATTATATGTTCGGAAATACCAAATAAGAATGGAGAATATAATATGCGTCGTATTTTTCTAGCTGCTGTTGCAACTGCCGCACTCGTTTCTTTTGCAAATGCGCAGAACGCTACCGCAACACAAGAAGAGGCGTTTGTTACTGCAAAGCCTACCGACGTTATTACAAGTAATATTCTGAATCTCGATGTTACGAATTCTAACGATGAGAGCATCGGTAAGATCCAGGATGTGGTGATGGGCGACGGTGACGTCGAAGGCTATATCGTATCGGTTGGCGGTTTCTTGGGCGTTGGCGAAAAGTATGTGGTCGTTGACCCGGATGCCATCGAGATTGTCTATTCTGAGAATGATAAGAAATGGTCGGCAAAAATGAACGCCACCAAGGAACAGCTCGAAAAGGCCACCGAGTTTAAGTACGAGGGCCGCTGGGCAAAGTAACTAGTTTTTGAGAGAGCGGCTTTCGGGCCGCTCTTTTCATTTGAAGCGGGAGCGCTTGGCGCAAATTACCATCGCTATCGGCTAGGCTTCATCTTCTCCAGGTTTGCTTGAACTCTTGGTCAAACCACATTTCCGCATCATAGCGTGCACCCATTACCGAGCGAAAATCGAGATAATGGGAGTATCCATTTGAGGATAACCAGGAAGTGAAGTCGCTGAAACTTGGGTGCTCAAGTTCCTGTTGCGGTTGCGTCTTTTCCCACTCATGACAAAGATATCGGATTGCCCGTTCAGCCTCGTCTTTTTTCATGCTGCATTCCGTTTCTGGATTTGACTATAAAAAATCACCTTCAATTTCGCCGAAATAAAGAAAGGCGCCCCGAAGGGCGCCAGTCATTTACTTCTTGGTGTCGCCGTATCCGGGCTTAGGGACGCGCTCCACAGTCGTGGTGTTAGGGCGACGTTCTGCTTCAGATACTTTGATGAACTGACCGCTACCGGAGTCGCGACCTACCTTAAAGGTCTTAGCCATAGTACGAAACGTACTTTCTCGATGACCTTGATTTTTATCCCCGATAGTCGTATCCCAACGGTGCTTAAGCGATGGATCGACTTGTGTCGCAAGGCGCATCGAAAAATCGACACTACCGAGGCAGGCTGCGAGGAATCGCGTCCTGCCTTTTTTATTGCTGATTTTCGAAGGGAAGTAAACTAGGATAGTACAGTGCGTTACACTTATTCTACAAATCCTGTGAATATCTGTCAATATGTAATACGCATAGATGCTTGACTTCGTTCTGAGAACGAGTCCGCAATTGATCCTGTGGATAACTTAGGGTTGCACGTAGGCAGTTTTCAATAGCTGTTCCAACTTTGTTCCAGTTATTCACATTTGCCTACCGGGACTTTTCATTAACACCACATTTATCGTGGCATTCCATCATTCCTTTTACGCCGCTCACCACGGCTACCAAACCAAACACGAGGAGACTGTATGTCCAATGACAGACAGGGCGCGGGTGCGCGCCTTTCACACGAAGAACTCCTGCGGCGCGCCGAGGCTTACCGTGAGCACGGCACGCTGGTTAAGGCTGCCGCTGCGCTCGGCATAAAGAAGTCGGCGTTCCACGAGAGCATCAAGCGGGCGGCGGAGATTGGGCTGTTGGGGCCGTCGCCGACGCTTCCCGGTTATGCGATCAAAAGCCTGACCGAGACGCCGAACGGCACTTATATGCGCCAGACGAAAGAGGCTGGCCCTGCGTATGAGCCAACGGCAGGCCTTTCCGTCAAAGGCAAGACGACGCTCGTCAATGCCGAAGGCCGGGTGATTACGCAGCACATTATGGAGCGGGCGGATGTGCAACAGCAACGCGCCATTTTGGATGCAACTGTTGCAGCATTATCCGAAAGCCTGCCTCGGGTCAGCATTATGCCCGCTCCGCGCGGCACTAATGCAGATCTGTTGAACTTCTTTTGTTTAACGGACGCCCATTTTGGGATGCTGGCATGGCGTGAAGAAACCGGCGCTGATTACGATATCGAGATCGCAGAGCAGCTTGTTACGGACTGGTTCGCTGCCGCGATTGATCTTGCGCCTGACGCGCATACCGCCGTGCTGGCGCAGCTTGGCGATCTTGCTCACTACGACAGCATGGAAACCGTTACGCCTGCCAGCAAGCATGTGCTGGATTCGGATTCGCGCCTCCAGAAGATCATTCGTGTCATCATCCGTACCGTTCGGCGCGTTATCGATATGCTGCTGCAAAAGCATCAGCACGTGCACATCATTATGGCGCAGGGCAATCACGATCCGGCCTCTTCAGCGTGGCTGCGGGAAATGCTGGCAGCGATGTATGAGAACGAGCCCCGCATCACCGTCGATAACTCGCCCAGCCTTTATTACGCTTACGAGTGGGGTAGGACGGCGATCTATGCCCATCACGGCCATAAGCGCGGCGTCAATAATGTAGATGCAACGCTCGCTGGCATGTTCCGCGAAATGTACGGCCGGAGCAAATATGCCTATGCGCACATCGGCCATTTGCATTCGGACGAGGGGCGTAAGTCCGGACTGATGTATGTCGAGCGCCACGAGACGCTGGCGGCTCCAGACGCATATGCCGCTGGCGGGGGCTGGCTGTCAGGCAGATCGGCGAAGGTGATTACGTACTCAAAGATGTACGGCGAAGTTTCGCGGCTGACACTCCGGCCTGAAATGGTGCAGGGCGCGGCGCGTGTGCCGGTCGCTGCGAATGATAACCAGCCTAAGCGGGATGCAGCCTAACCAGCCTCGCGCCGCTCACCAAGCGGCGCTTTCACCACAAACACGAGGAGAGAAGTATGGAGTTACATCAGCTTTACGGCGTGCATCAGCCGGGCGATAAATGGCCGGTAGAAGACCGCGCTGCGCGAGCGGCGGTTGAAGGACGGCAGATGAAGGCAGGTGGGAAGGTTATAAGTCGCCTGCCAAAACCTTATAACGACAACGAGCAATCAGCGCGCAATGGCGACTGGCTGCAAACATACAGCGGTCGGCAATTCTGGCCATTAGATCCCCGATCCGACGAGGTTTTCATCGAAGACATTGCGCACGCGCTGTCGATGCAATGCCGCTTTGCTGGGCATTGCTTGCGATTCTATAGCGTCGCCGAGCACAGCGTTCTGCTGGCCCGCCACGTCTCGCCAGAAAGCCGCCTTTGGGCATTGCTGCATGACGCCAGTGAAGCCTACCTCGTGGACGTGCCTCGACCGGTGAAGCCCTTTCTGCCGGGTTACAAACAGGCCGAGAACGCCGTCATGGCGGCGATTTGCGAGAGGTTCGGCCTACCGCATGAAATGCCGGCGGAAGTGAAAGCTGCCGACCGAGCAATTATTGGCGATGAGCGCTCCAATATGGCACCGTGCGTTGCCGAATGGTATGCGACGGGACCGGGCATTGGGGCTCAACTACAATACTGGTCACCTGAGAAGGCAAAGGCGCAGTTTCTGCATGAGTTCAGGAAGTTGACGATTTGGAGGGCAGCGGCGTGACTATACCGCAAGATATAATGGCAACGGCCCGAACGGTAGCGGACGATGAAGTGAACTTCGGATCGTACGAGGTCAACACCTTGGCTATCGCCCGTGCCATCCTCGCAGAGCGTCAGCGTTGCGCGGATGTGGCTGGCACTTATGGTTCGATCGCTGGTTATCCTGACGGTACGACGAGTGCATTTCGTAAACATCGACACCGTATAAGGGCGGCCATCCTCGCAGGAGAAAACCATGAGTAACCTTGAAACAGCAATTGCGGTAGCGGCGGCGGCGCATATGGACCAGAAGAGCGACAACGGCGATCCATACATTCTGCATCCACTGCGCGTTATGATGGTTCAGGAGACACGCGAAACGCAGATCCTCGCTGTTATGCATGACATGATCGAGCACACGAACACGTCGCTTAACGATATCTATTCGTTCGGCTTTGACGACGACATCGTTCTTGCATTGAATGCGATCACCCGACGCGATGATGAAGACTATCTCGTCTACGTCAAACGGGCCTGCTCTAACCCTATCGCGCGACCGGTGAAGATCGCAGACCTGCGCGATAATCTGCGCACCTATGGCGACGATGAGGAGCATCGGGTGCGCTATACAAAAGCCCTTGAAATGATCGGGGAGGCGCCATGATCAACCTCCACGTAGGCCAGAAAGTCGTTTGCATCGACGCCAAGGTCGGATTCGAACAGTTCATTGAGATCAAGGAAGGCGAGATTTACGAGATATCCTGGATAGGCCCATTCGAGCATTACACGCAGGGTAGCTACATCGGCGTTCGCTTGAAAGGCGTTGATCGAGGCATCTGCCCGCAGTTTGGATATGACAATCCGCCGTTTGCGGCGCGTCGGTTTCGTCCGCTTGTTCGCGATAAGCTGGCTTCGGTACGGGGACTGCTTGCAGGCGGCCCAGTGACTGAGAAGTTCGAAGAACCGAAGCGGAAAGTGAGGGAGGAGGTATGAGCTTTGTCGTAGACAGCACCGCGCCTATCTATGCCGACCTCACTTTTGCGCCAGTCACTTCCGACGGCGGCAGCACGAGCTATTACGAGCTGCCTCCACAAGCGACAGAACTGAACGACCTGATCGAGCACAAAGGCATGTCCTTCGCGCTCGGCAACATCTTTAAGGCTTGCTATCGGTTCGGAGAAAAAGACGCGGCCAGCCGAATGTATGATTTGAATAAGATCATCTATTTTGCGGAGAGGCTGAAAGCGTTGGAGAGCAGGAAGGTCTGATCAAAAAGAACCCCGCAGCGAGAACCGCGCGGGGTCAAGCGACTGCGTCCCCTCTCCAAAAGGACAATCAAAATTTACCCTTCTGATCAAAAAAAGTAAACCCCGGCAAGGAGGACTCCATGCCGGGGGCACGCAGGTTGGGTTTTCATCGGTCTGAAAAGCCTGCGCAATTTATAATTTATGCGAACTAGATTAGTGGTCAAGCACATCCGATCAATCGAAAAGCCTAGCCAGTTCGGCCGAGCGCGTTGCCGTTATTTCTGGATCGTGGTTGCTTTCCTCGAAGATTCTCATCACCAGTCGGGCTAGTCGGTCCTTGTCCTCATGGGTGGAGGGGCATCGTTCAAGGAGATTGCAGCATTGGGTATATGCTTGCTGTAAAAGCTCCAGTTCGGTCGGTTTATATGTTCCCTGATAGTCTGCGGATCTGAACGGCATCGGTGGCTCCTTCTATGCAACCACAGCGCTCAGTTTCGGCAAATTTCAAGTGGTATTTTGCGTTCGAAAAACGGGTGCTTTAATTGTCGCATGGGCGCGGAAAAGAAACCCGGGCTCCGAGGGCGCGCGCCGGGGCTACATACCAGTAGGGGTGTTAACAGAGCCAACCCGGTTTGCAGGGTCAGAAAGCCACTGATCGCGGTCCTGTGGCGCCCTAGATGCGTTAGCAAGTACCCGTGAAAAAATGGGGAACGTTTTATCACTCTCTTCGTTTTCACACTGCGAAGAAATTCCCATCGTTCAAAGGATGAAGAGATGAGCAGCACCACGGATAAAATTAAGGGAAAAGCCAATCAGGCCGGCGGAGCGATCAAGGAAGAAGCTGGCAAGCTTACAGGTAACCGAAAGGTTGAAGCAGAAGGTGCGGCCCAGAAGCTGAAGGGCAAGGCTCAGGAAGCCAAAGGCAAGGCAAAAGACGCCGTAAAGTCGGTTGTCGATAAAGCCTAAGTAATTTGCCGCTAGTATCTCCCTATCCTCTTGGGTGGGGAGATTTTTATTGAACTCATTAAAAGCCCCGGCTTGCGGGGGCAATACCGGGGCTTCACCAGCAGTTTGCGGGGGGGCTGATGCAAGGTAATAATCGGACGAAAAGTCTCAGCAGTCAATAAAATATTGCGAGGACTCCTGATTTAAGTATCTGATAATATTATGAAATACTAATGATGCGACCTCCGCCATTGTTCGGCGGCTTCAGCAAGTGCTCTGCTGTCATCTTCTGTTGCCTCGTTCTGGAGGATGCGGTTCATGGCAAGTTCGATAATGGCGTTCGCGGCTTCTACCTCTCCCCATCCCGCTTGCTGAGCTTTGTCGACAAGTTCCCAAACCAGGGTTTCCAGTTGAAACTGGCAATCAAGGTCGCGGTCGTCGTATTCTCGACTATGTCTCGGACCCTTCACCATCCACCTCCTGCATCGTGTCGTTGCCTTGATATCGGCTGTTGTTGACCTGAGGCGACACGCGCCACGCTTGCAATATGTCGTCGTTTGCTGGCTTGAGTAGGTCTTCACGTGGCTCGGAAAGCCATAGATGCCAGTTCTTTTCCTCCAGAATGACCGGCATCCGGGTGTGGATTTTCGCCATAAAGTCGTTAGCGGCACAGGTGATTATCGTGCAGCTTTTCACTTCTTCGCCTGTAGCCTTGTCGTGCCATCGCTCATGTAGGCCAGCGAAGGTGAGGGGCTTGCCGTCCTTGGCCGATATGAACCAAGGCTGACGTGCCTCTTTCGGACCTGACCATTCAAAGAAGCCGGTTGCAGGAATGAGGCAGCGCGAGCGTTTGAAGGCCGAGCGAAACATCGGCTTGCTTCCGATCTCTTCGGATCGAGCGTTAAAAGTCGCAGGAACGCTCTTCAGGTCTTTTGACCACCAGCTAGGCACCAGCCACCAACGCATTTCTGAATAGTCGAGGTTTCCGCCGTTCTGCGTAATGACGCCTACCTGTGTGGTCGGCGCGATGTTGTAACGAGGCTGGATATTCCGAGGCGTTACCGCCGTCAGATTGTACATCGCGTGGATTTCAGCCCACGTATAGGTCTGGGTAAATCGTCCGCACATGCGCGCCTCCTCGTTATCAAATAGGTAGGGCGCTTACTGTTGGCGTCCATACGCCGATGGAACATCGCTGCAATAAGAAAGTTACCTTAGACGATTGAACATGACGAGGAGCCAGTCGAATGAAATGGATAGCTGTAGCAATTAGCCTAGTGGTCATGTCCAATGTATCATTCGCACAAGGATTTGGAGCGCCATCGCAATCTGGTGGGCAGGAACCTGAAGTGCCGGGTAACCCTCCAGCAGCACCGGGCCAGCCACCATCCGATCCAGACAGCACCCAAGTCCCGTCGTCGCAAAAGCAAGATCAGATACAGAAGCCGGAGATAGACGCATGTTCGCCTGGGCAGGAAGCAAAAACCTGCGTTGAAAAGCAGCGTGGCACCAAGTAGCTCTTATTTGCGCCGTCCAGCCAAGGCTTCTTCGCCTTCCTGTTTATGGTCGCGGCAGAACCAGAGTTGAGCAGTAGCGGTCTTGTAGCCGAACGATCCCCACGCTTTGCAGCCCTGCGCATCGCAGAAGTGCTCAAACAACTTGTTGCCTTTGGCGCTGGGAGTTCGGTCGGTCTTGTATCCAGTCATTCTCTATCTCGGTGGTTTTGTCACTCCGAACTGAGCATCGCCCTTGGCCGTGCAGGCCCGGCAACGCATTCGTCGGTGAAGATCAACAAAGTATGTATGTGTTCCGAACTTCCGCAGAATGATCCGTTTGTCGACCGATCCGATATGACCGCAGCGGCAGCAATAACCGTACAGTTCGTACCAGCCAAACAAATCCATGATCCGCGTCGAGACCGGCATATCCATCAAGTAAGGTGGTCGAATCTTCATTTTTCAAAATACGTCTCCCATGGTTTGGAAGACTTATCGGCGGGGTCGTGCGGCTTGCCACCATAAAGGCGGATGAACTCTTTCTGGCCTTCTTCCGTTTGGAACATGGCTACGCTGAAGCCATTCTTGTTATGGTGCGCACCAGACCACAGCCGATACCCGCCCAATCTCTCCCGATCGTTCAACATCTGGACGAGATTTGTCCGGTGCCAGTCGGTGAGGTAAAGCACGACCTGAAACGGATACTCTTTGTTGATGAGCGTCTTTGGCGGCTCACCGCGTGATCTGCCGCTCATTTTACGAACACCGTCGGCTTCCAGCCGCGTGCAAAACCCATCGACATAGCCAGACTGGCGTATTCGATTTCCTTCACAAGAAAATCGCGGTCTTTCAGCAAGGTCTCTATTGCAGCTCGCACGTCACCGTCATGGAAGGCGAGTACCAGATCAATTTCGTCCTGATATCCTTCTTTTTGCGCAAGCGCGTTCAT